TCAGTTACCCTCCAGTGGAAATTTGAAACGCGTGACCAGCCGCTTGGACCACGGCAGGCTCAAGCGGCTTTCGACCACGCCGTGGCCGGAATAGGCATGCACAAATCGGGCGTTCTCGGCCTCGGTGACGATGCCCACATGTTTGGCAACCGATCCCTGTCGCATGCGAAAAAGCAGGACATCGCCCGCCTCGATCCCACCCGTGCGAACCTCGGTCAAATGCTTACAGGCCGCGGCCCACATCAGTTCCTCGCCCTGTGGCTCGGACCAGTCCATCGAATAGGCCGGAACCTGCTCGGGCTCTTGCCCGAACAGTTCCCGCCAAACCCCGCGCACCAACCCCAGGCAATCGCTGCCGGCCCCCTTGGTCGAGGCCTGGTGCACATACGGCGTGCCGATCCAGGATCTGGCGACCGAGACGATCTTGTTTTGCTCAGGTGTCACCGCAGGCTCCCCCCGGTGTTGCGACCGGTTTGCTTGGGAACAGCCATCACCCAGTCTTCGGTCGGGATATCGGGAAAGCCCTGAAAGTTCAGCAAGTTGTTGAATTTCAACCGGCAAGTTTCCATCCGCTTGTCGCAGCCTGCTAAAAGTTTGACGCTATCGCCCGCTTGCAAGCCACCACGCATCGGCTCCCACAGGTGAATGACACGGGTTGCCCCATCTGTCACATCGCGTTTTATTAGACCCCATAGCCCCTTGGCCGAGCCCGACAGAACACTCAATCGGCCGCGCTCGAACCAGCAAGGCTCGAACCCAGGCAGTTCATTCCAGCGTAGAACCAAACCATTTTCGATGACCTCAACCTCACGTTCGACCGTGTAACCGGGTGCGCTGGTATCAAACTGGCAAGACCCATCGCCCAAAACCGCAGTACAGGGTTTCTGAAAGATCCGACCCGTTGGCTGGTTCAAGGCCTCAGTCAAGCCACGCAACTCGGCCTGAAATGCATTGCCCGACCGCCGCAACTCGCCAATCGTGCCGCGAAACTGCAGCCAGCGCATATCCGTGTCGTCCCAGTTGACCAACCAGGCCTTGACCTCGGCCCCGTCGAAACGCCCCGCCTCGATATCCTCGGCCTTGACCGAGATATCACTGATCGCGCCCAAGGCTTCGGTATTGTCCACCGACAAGCCGGTGCTTTGCTCGACCGCCAGAGCGGTCAGGCCCGTATCAGCCTTGAAATCCAAACCGTCAAAACTCAATGTCCGGTCGTGATCTGTGAACCCGTATTCCTGCCCATCCGTCCGACGAATGGCCCAGCATCGCGCCAGAGTCGTCAACCCGGTCTGCAGATGTGATTTGAAACGTTCATCCATTGGTCTGCTCACACCCTTACTTCGACGACGGGCACATTCGGCACATCACCGGCTTGAAAGCTCGCAACGCTCGTCTGGATACGGTCGGTGTCAAACCGCACGGGCACGTCAAATTCAAAGCCCGCCACGATCGGCAGTTCCTCGGCCGGCGGGTGGACAAAGATCACCTCACCCGTGTTCAGATCCAGGGTGTAATCCACAGCCTCTTTCAACTCATCCTGTTCGACGCCCACCTTCACGGAACCCAGAACCGGTTTGGCAATCGGCCGCTGATAGATGTATTCGCCCGACCGATAGCTCTTGATCAGCTGAAAGCGTGTGGTCTCACCGTCGCCTGTGGCAATCACTTGATCGTCAAACGCCACCTCACTTGTCGCCCGCGAGGTCTTGTAGTCGGACCAATCCTTCCAACGGAACCCGAACATCTGCCCCTGACGCGCCTCATAGAAGGCAATCAGCGTCTCGATATCATCCAATGACCGCATTCCCAGGCCCGCGTCATAACGGCGTCGCGAATGCGCCCAAGGTGTGTTTCGCTCTTCGAACCCGTTGGCCAGGGTCACGACCTCGGTTCGACGCTCCGGCCCACCAACCGACCCAAAGCTCAGGTTGGCGGGAAATCTCACCTCATGAAAGTTCATGTCTCTCTCCCCGATTTAGCGGTTGCGGTTGCCGCGGTTCAGCGCGCGCGTCATCTGCGCGGCGATCTGCCCCTGCGAGCGCTGAAAGCTCTGCGCGTCCGGTGTCGAAATGTTCATGACCACGCTCACAGGCCGCCCCCCGCCCGCGCTGCGCACGCCCAGCTTGCCGTCGGCACCTCGGGTTAGTGGCATGATCGCTTCCGGCCCAGCTTCTCCCATCAGGCCAGTACCGCCGCGCATGGGAAAGGTCACTGGCCCATTGACGACGCCACCGTTGGTAAACGGCATGACCCGACCCTGAGAAAAGCTGCCACCCTTGGCAAACCCAAACAGCCCGCCAACAAAGTCGCCAATGCCGCTGGAAATCGAGCCCGAGATGCCATCAATGACCGGGTTCACCGCCGCATTGTAAGTCGAGCGCACAACAGAATTGGCTGCATCCTTCAGCACATCCGACAGCTTGCCGCCCTCGAACACCAAATCCTCAAACGCGCCTTTAAGACCCGACCGCATGCCGCGCTCGAGCCCGGACATGTCCTTGACCAAACCGGCCAGCGCCTTGTCGGTCGTCTCGGATGCGCGACCCAGTTCGGCCAAGCTCATATTGGTGCCACGCACCGCCTGGGATGCGCTCTCGCTGGCTTCTTCCAGCTCGATAAAGCTCTCACTCTCCGCCATCACATTCTCCATCTCTCTGGCCGTTCTTCTGGTCGGGATAGGCCTCAAGCAGCGCATCCAGACCGGCCCGGTTCAGCGGGGCGTTCGCCCCGTCCTGGCCCAGCATCAACCGCAGTTCAGCAGGTGTCAGACGCCAGAATTGCTCTGGCGTCAGTTTCAATCCGTACAGCCCGGCCCGCATAAGGGCGGGCCAATCGAACTTGCTCATGCCTTGTCCGGCAAAACAAAAGACCGCGCCAACAGCGTTCCCGCGGCACGCGCGGCAGCCATCGGCCCACCTTCGATCTCGGCCTGCAGCAGGTCGGCGCGCTCAAGATCAGCGCCGCCGCCCCGCAATCCCGCCAGGATCAACGCCAGCACATCGCGGCTTGAAAACTCTGCCTCTTCAAACCGCTGCACCAACTCGATGAGCGAGCCGCACTCCAGGCTGTCTTCCAATTCGGCCAATGCGCCCAGCGTCAGCTTGAGCACCCGCCGCTCTCCATCGATGGTCAAAGCCACCTCTCCCGTCCACGGATTGGCCATCGGATCAAAGCGCCGTAAAGTTCAGCGCGCCTGCGCTTGCCAGGCTCAGTTCATACGTCGCCTCGCCATTGTGCGAACCGGCGTATTCGATCGCAGTCACCTGGAACGGCCCCTCCACGGTGCCAAAGTCCGGGATGATCACCTGAAAGGCCGGTGTCACACCGTCAAAGAACAGCTGACGCGTGCGTTCATCGGTACTTTCATCCTTGAACACCCCCGAGCCCGAGATCGAGGCCGACTTCACTCCCGCGCCAGAAAGAAGCTCGCGCCAACCACCCTGGCTCTCCAGGCTGGTCACATCCACGCTTTCCGCATTGAAGCTCACCCGCGTGGCCCGCAGACCGGCAACTGTCTCGAACTGGCCTGCGCCGTTCATGTCCACCTTGATCAGCAGGTCTTTTCCGTTTTGAGCACCCATATCGTTTCTCCAATGATAGGTTGATTAGTTGTCTTCCACGCGGGCGTGGAACCTCAGGTCGATCTGGCGAAACTGACCGGTCGAACCGGTTTTCTTGGCCGTGGCCCGCTCGAACCACAGGCCAACCACACGGCCCCTCGTCAACGTCAGCGAGGCGTTGCGCAGCGCATCCCCGATCGCCACCGCCAACTGCTTGGCGGACGCAAAGCCGGATGCCTCGGACATCACCGTGACGGTAAACCGATGCCGCGCACCTTGCCCGGTCTGATCAGAGGCATCGCGCACATCCTCCGGCCCCAGCAGCACATAGGTTTGCGGCAAGGTTCCCGCAGGAAGCGCGTCATAGATCGCGTCCCCAACCAGGGCTTCAATTGCCGTATCGGCCTGTAAAAGGTCATAAACCGCGCTTTGCAGCGCTGCCGCCGCTCCATAGCTCATACCGCCACCTCTTCATCTGCAAAACACGTCAGGTACATCCGCGCGGGATCACGCTCTGCTACTGCGCGGATGACAAACACTCGGTCGCCTTCCCGAAACCGCTGATCAGGCGACGGCCGACTGTCGGCCCCCATCGGCGTGTTGCGCACGACGATCTTGAACCGCATCTGCGAGCGGGCAGCACCGCCAACACGGCGCTCGGACCCTGTTCGGGCCGAGACTTCCGCCCAAAGCTGACCGGCCGCAGTCCAGGTCTCGTTGAACCCTCCAGCGCCATCGGCCACACGCTCGGGGCGCTCCAACGTCAAACGACGGTTCAGATGCGGCCGCTTCATTGCGCTGCTCCCAAGCCAAAGCGCACCGTGCGATATCGCTGTATCAAGCTGGTCACGCCAAAGGGCATGCATCCGTCGCTCAACGCGGTCTCATCACGGTATTCGTAGTAGTGCGCCGCAAGCAGCAGCACCGCGTGGCCCAGATCCGCAGGTAACCCGCCCCAATCCGAAGCCATCCCGGCGCTGAATGTGATCTTGGCCGAACCACCCGTCGCAATCACAGACAACAAGGCTCCAGCCGGGCGCAAGCGCGGGTGTTGGCTGTCTTTCTCCAAGCGATAGTCCTCGGGGGCAACAACCGCCTCCACTCCCGCCGCATTTGACACCAACAAGGCCGATATTTCGCGCACTGGTGACACCGGTAGCACTTCGCCCGCACGGTCGCGCCAGCTGTTCACACTCCAGGAAAAATCCCGCGTGATCAGCACCTTGCCTATGCGGGCCTCGATGGCGGCAATCGCGGCCACCAGAAACCCACGCAGCGCGGCATCCTGAACCGTGTCATCGGCAAAGCCGCTGCCCAACCGCATATGCGCCTTGAATTGTTCCACCGGCAACGCCGCCACCGGGATCGTGGTTTCTTCGATCAACATCATCGCGTCTCTCCGCAAGCTCGGGGCCCAAACGGGCCAAATCCTTTGGCTATCTGCGGGCACACGCCACCTCACGTTGCTCGGACGGAGGGGAGCAGCTAGACAACGCAAGGACCCATTCCCGGCGCATGCCCGCCCCGGGACCGGCGAACCGGCCCCGGTATCAGCACTGCTTAGGCAGTGCCGAATTTCAGCAGCTTGATCGCAGCAAAGTCGCTCACGTCGCCGCCCACGCGCTTGGTGGCATAGAACAGGACATGCGGCTTGGCGCTAAACGGATCACGCAGCACACGCAGATCCGGACGCTCGGCGACGGTGTAACCCGCAGCAAAATCACCAAAGGCAATGGAATAACTGTCAGTCGCCGCATCTGGCATATCCTCGGCGATGACCACCGGATAGCCCATCAGACGTGCAGGCTCACCCGCCGCCAGACCATCCGACCACAGGAAACGACCGTCAGCGTCCTTCAGCTTGCGGATCAAACCGGCAGTCTTCGAGTTCATCACAAAGGCACCGTTGGCGCGGTATTGCGCACCCAGGGCATAGACCAGGTCAACGATGTCATCGGCATCCACGCCACCGGCAACGCCCGAGGCGACATAGCCGATATTGCCCCAGCTCCAGGTGTCGTTTTCAACTGTGGTGTGGTTCAGGAAGCCGCGCGGTTTGTCTGCGCCGTCACCATTAATAAATGCATCCGCCTCGGCCCGAGCGAACTTGTCCGCGATGCGACCGGCCAGCCAGCCTTCGATGTCGAATGCGCTGTCATCCAGCAGTCGCTGCGATGCCTTGGGCAACGCCGACAGCTCGTGCAGCGGGATCGAGATGCGGTCGATCGACGGCGTGCCAGTCTCAACAGTCGCAGTCGCCTCATCAGCCCAGCCTGCGCCCACATCGGTGTGGTCGATCAGAACGTCGAAAGAGTTCGCCTCGACGTTCACGACATTGGCGATAGAACGGATCGACGCGGTCGATTTCAGAACCGATTTGACGGTGTCCGCGGTTTGCGGATCAACCAGATAGCCACCATCGCTGTTGACGGCAGTCGACAGCGACTTGCCTTCCATGTCCAGGCCGCGCAGGGCGTCATCGTCACCCGAACGCACATAGGCGTTGAACGCTTTTTGATGGGGCGCACCTTCGTCGATCGAGGCGGCAAGATGCGGACGTGCCGCGAATTGAGATTTACGATCCAGCATGGTAAGTCGCTCTTCTGTCTGTTTCAGTTTGGTTTGAACTTCGTCTTGAAAGCCCCTGAATTCACTTACGAAGCCGGTCACTGCCTGCTTCACATCATGAACCAGGGGCGCACCCTCTCCGGCCAAGGCCGCGATATCGGTCTTGCTCATCAGCACGTCCTTTTGTTGGGTGGGATTGCGGCGCCGTTACCTGCGCGCCATTTCCTGCCGGGCGCTGTCAAACACCTCGGCAATGCTGCGCCAGGCGTCTTCGGCATCCAGGGTTGTCCCCTTTGCCGCTACCCGCGCACTGGGAAGCATCGGGAACGTCACCAATGACACTTCCCACAGCTCCAGTTCCGTCAAGAGCCGCTGGCCCTTGTCATTCTTGCTGGCCCGCTTGGTGCGATAGCCAATCGACAGCCCATCAATCGCACCCGCCTGGATCAACGCCGCCGCCTCACGCCCCTTTTGCGTAGTCTCCAGCAGCCGCCCCTTGACCCACAGACCCTTGTCATCCTCGCGCACCTCGTCCCAGACCCCGATGGGTTGTGCCGGATCATGCTGCCACAGCATCTTGACCCGTTGTCCTGTCTCGAACAGCGCCTTGAGAGAGGCGCGATAAGCGCCCTTTTGCACGTTGTCGCCGCCCTGGTCGGTCTGCCCAAAGAGGCTCGCATAGCCTTCGATCACAGCATCATCCGTGACGGTCAACCCGTCGCCGAACCGCGCGAATTTGTGCTCAAGTCCAGTATCAATTTCCATGAGGTACTCCTCGTAACCCATTGATGTTTCAGTTCGCCGCAGCAGTAAGAACCGATTGAAAGGCCTGCGCCAGGATCACCGCGACAACGCCGTAAACCGTCAACCAAAGCCGCTTTTCCAACCGCTCCATCATCTCTTCCAACTGATCCAAACGACGGTTGATGTGCTCAAGCTGGATCGTCACCACCCGCTCATGCGCCGCCAGCTTCAGCCCCGGCGCACATTCAAACGGTGGATGCCCATCAGCCATCCGTGTCACCGGTCACCGCTGGCAACCCCAACAGGGCTCGCTTTTCGGCATTCGTCAGGAAATCCGCACCGGTCACCCGCGCCCATTGCGCGTCGCGCTCGGAGGCCAGGGCTGGCACTTGATCCAGATCCGGTTTCAACATCAGATCCTCGCCATTGAACCCTGAAAGCCACTCGGCCAGCGCCGCCGCCACCCGCGTCACCAGAGGCAGAACGGTCAGGCGATAGAACGCTCTATTGGCCTCCTGATAGTTCGAATAGGTCGCGTCACCCTGGATGCCCAGCAACATAGGCGGCACCCCAAAGGCCAGCGCGATCTCGCGGGCGGCGGCTTCCTTGGTCTTCTGAAACTCCATGTCGGAGGGCGAAAAGCCCATCGGCTTCCAATCCAGGCCACCCTCCAGCACCATCGGACGTCCCGCATTGCGCGCGCCCTGATAGTTGGCCTCAATCTCATCGCTCAAACGACGGAACTGATCCTCGGCCATGACACCCTGCCCGTCGCCACCGTTCCAAACCAACGCACCAGACGGCCGCGCAGCATTGTCCAGCAGCGACTTGGACCAGCGCGAGGCGCTGTTGTGCACATCCACCGCCATCGCCGCCGCCTGCATTGGCGCAAAGCCGTAATGATCATCTTGCGGATGGAACGACTTGATGTGGCAAATGGCCTGCGCATCAAACCGGTGCTTCTTGGCACCGACGGTGTAGTCAAATGCCACCGGCCATCCATCGGCCCCCGGCACAACCGCCATCCGGTCCGAACGCAGCACATGCAGCTCCAGCGGCAGACCATCCTCGGCCTGTACCGCCTCGACATAGGCATTGCCCGAGAGCAGCAACTGCCCAAACAGCGCCTCCATCAGTTCGGCCCGTCCCTGTGCCCCGTTGGGCCGCTTGATCAGCGACAACATCGGATGCACGTCATAACGCTGTTCGCGATCCTGCAACACCAACGGCAGCGCCGCCGCCGCCTCGGCGATCAGCTTGACCGACCGGAACCCAACCGGGTTGCCCGAAAAGCCGGTCCGCGTCAGCGAAGCCGTGTCCCGCGGGCTCCACGCCACGCGGCCACCGGTCTGCCAGGCCACAATCGGACCCGCCGCGCTTGCCTTGCTCTCAGGCGCTTTGCCCCCGGCCCCATTCCCGGCACCACGTCGCAAGAAATCGAAAACCATATCTGATGCTCCTATCTGCTCACCGCTGCGCCGGACGCGCCGCTCGGCCTGTTGAGGAGAGTTATCGCTGAAGATTGTTGAAGGCTTGGAAACAGTGCGAACGCTGCTGCCGCAACACGCTAGATTTCGATGTCAGCAGGGAAACAAAGGGCTGTCATACCCGACGGTCAACCTTAGTTTCCAAACGTGTTGGTGCGCGACACAGCCTAAGCAAACAGCCACCGCGCAAACCTCAACCGCTCACAACACCCGCACACGTGGCCGCCGAAACTGCGCCGCCGGTGCAATCATCAGCTCATGCATCGCCCACACCAACGCATCCACGCGGTCCGGCGATCCTTGTCCCTCAAACCCATGCGCTGTCATCTGGCACATCTGTTCCTCCAATTCGGACAGATCCCCCACATGCCGCACCTTGCCCTGCTCGTACAAAGCCGCCACCGGCTCTGCCCGTGCCACCTTGCCGCGTGACGCATGAACTGCCTTGAACGGCACCAAAGGATCGATCTGGCGAACAACTTCCTCGACCAATTGCCCGCCCTGGTTAACCTCGGCCACCAACCGCTCAGCCCCGAACTCATCCATCGCCGCAATCGCCGCCGCGGCCCACCCTGACGGCCCCTTGCCGCGCACTGTTCGGTCTGCCAGCACATAACCGCGCCAATCCTGCGGTGGCCCCTTCATCTGCACGCCAGCCACCACGATCCCGCACTCATCCGCTTGCGCGCCGGACGTCACAGACGGGTCAATCGCCACCACAACCCGATCCAACGTCGGCGCTTCAGCCTTGCGCGCTCGTTCCAACTGTTCCGATGACCACAAAGCACCCTCAGCATCCTGCAACAGAACGCCGTCCAGTTCCTGCCGCCCCAACCGCGTCCCCGCATAGCGCGCGCGGACCTCCTCCAGAAACGACGCCGCAAGATTGGCGCGGTTCGCCTCAGTCGGCGCATGAGTCGTCACGGTGGACGGAGACTCCAGCAGCTGCTTCAAAACGCCAACATTTCGCGGCGTTGTCGTCACGCAAACCTGCGGTCGCTCTCCCAACCGCAGCGCAAACTGCAACATGTCCCAAGTTTCCCCCGCCTTTTTCCATTTCGCCAACTCATCGACCCAAGCCCCATCAAATTGCGGCCCCCGCAGCCCCTCGGGGTCATGCGCCGAAAACGCCTGCGCCTCGGCCCCGTTGGGCCAGATCAATTTGCGCTCGCTTGCCTTCCATGTCGGGCGGCGGTCCGGGGGCGAACACTGCAATATCCCGCTGTCGCCAAAGATCATCACGTCCCGCACCTGATCGAACGTCTCACCGATCAGCGCCACGCGTTTGCACTGGCCCTTATCCAGCGGCTTGCTCCCCTCAATGATCGAACGCACCCACTCCGCACCCGCACGCGTCTTGCCCGCACCGCGTCCGCCCATGATCACCCAGGATCGCCAATCTCCATCGGGTGGCAGCTGATGCGGCATCGCCCAGAACTCAAAAAGGAAAGGGAGGGCGCAAAGCCCTCCCTCCCCAATCTCACTCAGAAATGTCTCGCGTGTCGCAGCAGGTGCGGAGGCGAGCCAACCTGCACCCGACCTCAAACCGAGCTCGGTCAAGGTCGAGCGCATAGCCTCCTTGAGCAATTCCGGCCTGTCTGTTGTGTTGTTCGACAAAACTCGTCTCCACTTTCTGACAATTGTTGATCAGCGTATTGACCGATCCCAACTGCTTGCTGGTTCCAGCAAGATCTGCATCCTCCCCGGTCTCGATCTGCTTGCGCAGGTCTTCCGCCGCTTGCCGCAAATCGCGAATGGATCTCTCCAGGGACTGCAAAAGTTCAGCCGTCTGCGAAATCCGCTCCTCCGGGGTAATCAAAGTCAT